ACTCAGAAACGGATCAATCATTGAACTTAAAGGGGCAGAAAACCCGGATACACTTAGAGGAACTAAACTCCGAGGTTTGGTCATCGATGAAATTGCATCAATACGGAATTGGGATTGGGTATGGACAGAAGTACTACGTCCTACCCTTACTGATTATTCCGCACCTGTTTTATTCATTAGTACGCCAAAAGGTTATAACCACTTCTACGATTTATTTCAGCAAGGGACAAATACACTTTCCGATTATAAAAGTTGGAGGTTTACAAGTTACGATAACCCCTATATCCCGAAAGGAGAACTGGACAATGCTAAAAAAGAACTTACAGAGGATACATTCGCACAAGAATATCTGGCAGACTTTAGAAAATATACGGGACTGGTTTATAAAGAGTTTCAAAGGGAAGTCCATATTATTGAACCGTTTGATATACCGGAAGGGTGGAATTGTTATAGAGGAATTGACTTCGGGAGTACGAATCCGACCGCTTGTCTCTGGATTAGTGTGGATTCAGACGAAAACTGGTATATCATCGACGAGCATTATGAAACCGGACAGACTATTGATTACCACGCAGGGGTTATTAACTCGAAGTCTAATAGACACCACAACATTCAATCAACGTTCGGCGATCCTTCAGGAGCTCAATGGATCAGTGAGTTCGCCCAAAGAGGAATCTACATCACACAAGCCAATAAGGAAATCGGAACACAATATAACTCATGGGTCAGATTTGGAATTGAGAAAGTTGCTGAAAGACTTAAATGCGTACTTGGGAAAACAGTGTCAATGCAAGGGGTGTCAAACTCTAATGTTAGAGGGAATCCTTCGTTATTCATCTTCTCCACTTGCCAAAATGTTATACGTGAATTTGAAACCTACCGTTGGAAAGAAAAAAGCGTCACGAGGGCGCAAGATTTGAACGAGCCGGATGTGCCGGAGAAGGCAAACGACCATGCACTCGATGCTTTAAGATATTTTGCCGTGAGTTACAAAAAACAAGAGCCAACTGGAGATTTACCGCAACAGTGGAAACCGCAACAATGGAGGATTGGAGAATAATGTCATCTTTGCCTACAATCGAATCGGCCAACCTCGATGCCTACTGGGATATCGTCAGGTCATTCGATCCCGATTGGTATATGGTCCGGGTAAAAGCTCAAGAATACAAGATACAGCCGTATATCATTGACAGGATGATGAGGGCATTATTTAATATAACTACCAGGGCTCACGGGACAGGATACGGCAAGGTGCAGATATTTATCGAGAATAATGTTGTTAGTCATATTAAGCCGGAGGAGAGCGATAAGATAAATTTGCCGGTATTTGAGGATGAGGAGGGAAATGAGTGATAGGGTCCCATTAGAAATGGTAACTGATGCGTCGATAGAGAAACAAGGAGATGAGTCCTTCCAACCGGGGGCAGATACTCCTAATGCTAGGGGGCTAGACGAGTTGAGGGAAATGCACGATTTTTCCTTGATGTTGGGGTTTTCCGGGTCTGATTTTGGCGGTTTATATGAAAAGGCTATGGATATTTACAAAATGGCCAAAGGAAAGGGGGAAGAGCATGATCCTTTACTTTATATTAAGAATTATATTAGGAAATCAGGAATGACGTCTAGGGGGAAAACCTTATTAATTGTTTTGCACCGAATGATGGCGCTAGATTCCTACTCCCACTCCCAAGGAATAGCAGACAGGAAAGAGGCCCTAGCGTTGTAGTATAATAGTAGGAAGAGGTTATCTTAGCAAGGAAACCCCGCTGGTTATTTAGGCGGGGTTATTTTTTATGTCTACCAATCATTTGGGTAATACACAACCGGCGATAGACCAAGAAGAACATACACACATTTCTGGAGTGGGGGGGAAGAAGGTTTTTGTCGTTGATAATGCGGGAAACCAGATAATTAGTTTTTCGTCTGCGACCATTGCCTATCAACCATTTAGTTATTATCGTCAATCCTCGTTAGCTTCGGGTTATACTTTTCATGGTTTTTGTATTCCCGGAAGTAATCCGACCACGGCTAATTTTAAGATACAAAGAGAAGAATTAGATAGGGGGTTAGTATTATTTGCGGGTGGTACCGGGGCGTTTTTGCATACATGGAGCGCCGCGTCACTAGCAAGTATTAATTATTCTTA